TACTTTCAAGATTTACACCATATTATGCAGTAGGTATGATGATGTTTTTCTTTGTCATTGCCTCAATATATGGTACGATTTACTTCTTTGGTAAAAATCAACTAGTAGATGTCACTTGGATTTTAGTGACTATAATGTTTGTTGGTTTACATAGTATATTCAACAGATTTATACTAGAGTTTTTTGAGAAACAAAAAATTAAGAAACAGTTTGCTGGTTATGCCTCGCCAACTGTTGTAAAAATGTTACAAGAAAACCCTAGTTTAATTAAAGACGGCATGAAGAAAGAAGTGTCCATATGCTTCTCCGACTTACGAGGCTTCACTCCCCTTGGCGAAAGCTTTGGTGATGATGTAAAGGGCTTAACTAAGTTAATGAACCAATATATGGATGCAATTACAGAACCAGTTTTAGATGCTAAAGGTATGATTATAAAATACATTGGTGACGCCTCCATGCACATCCATAACGCTCCAATTGATGACCCTAATCATCAAAAGAGTGCAGTACAAACTGGACTAAACATGCTAAAAGCAGTGGAGAAATTTAATGTTACATTACAAAGACATGACAAACCAACAGTGGGTATGGGCGCTGGTATTAATACTGGTCTGGGGTACCTTGGGGAAATGGGTAGCACAAGGCGACATTCGTATGATGTTCTTGGCGACGCTGTATCAACAGCAGCAAGGATTGAAAGTAAGTGTAAAGAGTACGGGTGCGTCTTATTAGTAGGAGAAAATACATACGAAGCAACTAAAGATGATTTCTTCTATTTAAAAGTTGATGACCTTGCAGTTAAAGGTAAAACTGTAGGCATCACAATCTATACAGTTTTAAGTGATACTGATTACATGATGAACAACACTAATTGGGGTATCGCTGAAAGTCAACACATAAAAATGCATACATATTATAGAAATCAACAATTTGATTTTGCTATAAGATTATGTGAAGACTTAAAGAAAGAGTTTGATGGCAGAATGAAAGATTATTATACAATGTGGATTGAAAGATGTCAGTATATGAAAACACAACAACTACCGGAGGATTGGAATGGTGTGTTTATCGCAACAACTAAGTAAGGAGGTGGTCTCGTATCTATCGTTTAATTAACTTTAATCAACAGGAGGAGAATTGTACTTTTACGGAAGACAAAGAAAAACAGAAGTTGACTTAGAAAACTATAAACCAGAGTGGTTGAGAATAAGGAGAAATAAAGAACGAAGAAGAAGGAGGTGCCTACAAAGATTAGCTAAAATGCATTGTACTTTAAGAGTGTAAGTTAGATAAATAATAACATAGAGAGAAACATACTAAGTGTATACCAATCGTGTATAGTCAAGTAAGAAACTGAGCTCTCTTAACTTTCGCCTTCAACGGTAGATTAATAAAACAAATGGAACCTAACGACATGTCTAAAACGAGTGCAGAAGAGAACACTGAATTAAAGGTACAGATTGAGGGTCTTAAAAAAGATGTTGACTACAATATCAACCTCAACGGAAGACTAGATGTCGCAATCGAAAAACTTACAGATGTATCAACATCAATCAAGTCTATGCTGGCTGTTCACGAAGAGAAGATTGCCAGACAAGAACAGATAGACGAAATCATATTCGACAAACTAAAAGAAAGAGCAGGCGAAATAGACACTGTTCATAGAGAGTTGTCAAAAGAAATTCAACATGTAGAAAAAAGATTATTAATCGAAATGAAGCAAATTAAGCTTGACATTGGGGCCAGAGTTGGTATACTAGAGAAATACAGATGGTTGATTATGGGTGGTGCCATAGTCATAGGTTTTATCATATCAAGAAACTTTGTTACTCTAATGGAGATGATGAGATAGAAATTTAGCTCCTCCAGACTGGAGCAAGTAAAACCGTCAAACAGCGCCGAAAACCTCGGTGCTTTTTTTTATCGCTGGAAGTCTTTCAAACCACGCTTGACAATCAGCCCTTATTAGTGTATATTATGTGAACTATGTCGAGTTATATTGATTTAAAATTTATTAATGAAATGTCCACCAGGCTTCAGCAGTTTAAGCGAAAGTCTGAGTATTTGTACAACTTTAGATGTCCCTATTGTGGTGACAGTAAAAAGAACAAGACAAAAGCAAGGGCATATTTCTATAGAGTGAAGAATGACATGTTCTTTAAATGTCATAATTGTGGTGAAGGCCATAATTTGGCAAATGTCATTAAACACATTGACCAAAAATTACATGATAGATATTTGTTGGAAAGATACAAGAGCTCAGCTCCTTCCACGCAAAAACCGAAGTTTGATTTCAAACCAGCTTTTGAAGACAAACCTCAAAAAGACTTTCTTGGTGAATTAACTAAGATAAGCGACTTAAAAGAAAATCATCCTGCTAGACACTATGTCACAGACAGAATGATACCTGAAAGTCACTTTGAACGATTGTATCTTTGTGATAAATTTATGGACTTTGTTAATAAGGTTAAGCCTCAAACTTTTCCTTTTATTAAAGAAGACCACCCAAGGTTGATTATTCCGTTTTTCGATTTAGACGGTAAATTCTTTGCCTTTCAAGGTAGAGCATTTGGTAATGAACAACCAAAATACTTAACAATTAAACTAAAAGAAAATAAACAAAAGATTTATGGCCTTGAAAGAGTTAACTTACAAGAACATATCAATATTGTTGAAGGACCTATTGACAGTTTGTTTATTAAAAATAGTTTAGCAATGGGTGGTGCCGATATGTATTTTGATAGAGTACCGGCACAAAATATTACATATATATTTGATAACGAACCAAGAAATAAAGAAATCGTTAATAGAATGTATGATGTGATAGACAAGAATTATAATATAGTAGTTTGGCCAGACCATATACAATCTAAAGATGTAAATGATATGGTAATGAATGGTATGAAGATTGATGAGGTTAACAATCTTATAAGTACCAACACCTTTGCCGGACTAGAAGCGTTGACGAAATTAACCAATTACAAAAAATGTTAGGAGAATAAATGGTGCAAGAAAATATAAAAGTAATTAAGAGAGGTGGTAGAGGACAAGAACCTCTTAACATTGATAAGATACATGAAATGGTTGAGTATGCATGTGAAGATATAGCAGGTGTATCATCATCACAAGTAGAAATGAATTCAGGTTTACAATTTTATGATGGTATTTCTACAGACGAAATTCAACAAATTCTAATTAAGTCTGCTTCAGATTTGATTTCTTTAGAACACCCTAACTATCAGTTTGTGGCTGCTCGTTTACTTTTATTCTCACTAAGAAAACAAGTTATTGGTAAACTATGGGACCACCCTAAACTTTACGACCATACAAAAACTGGTGTAGAGAAAGGTGTCTATGATGAAAACATTTTAGAATGGTACTCTAAGGCAGAGTTTGATAGAATGGAAGGCTGGTTATCACACGAAAGAGATTACGATTTTACTTACGCAGGTTTAAGACAGGTGATTGACAAGTATTTGGTACAAGACAGAAGTAATGGTCAAGTATTCGAAACACCTCAGTTTATGTACATGTTAATTGCCGCTACGATTTTTAAAAACTATTCAAACGGACAAAGGATGACATATGTTAAAAAATACTATGACGCAATTTCGAAATTTAAGCTCAACATTCCTACGCCTGTTATGGCAGGTGTTAGAACACCTATTCGCCAGTATGCTTCTTGCGTGTTGGTTGATATTGACGACACTTTGCCTTCTATTTTCAGTAGTGATATGGCTATTGGCTCTTATGTTGCACAAAGGGCTGGAATCGGTATTAACGCAGGCAGAATTAGAGGCATCAATTCCAGAATTAGAGGAGGTGAGGTCCAACACACAGGTGTTATACCATTCCTCAAAAAGTTTGAGGCAACTGTCAAGTGTTGTACTCAGAATGGTGTTCGAGGTGGTTCGGCCACTGTTCACTTCCCTATTTGGCATCAAGAAATGGAGGACATACTTGTCCTCAAAAATAACAAAGGTACGGAAGATAATAGGGTTAGAAAATTAGATTATTCTATTCAGATATCTAAATTATTTTATGAAAGATTTATTTCTGGTGATGATATAACTTTATTCTCACCACATGAAGTGCCTGAATTATATGATGCATGGGGCACAGATAAGTTTGATGAACTGTATGAGATTGCAGAAAGAAAAACTAGTGTAACTAAAAAGAAAGTATCAGCACAAGACCTATTTGGTTCTATGTTGAAAGAAAGAGCAGAAACAGGTCGTATCTATATTATGAATATTGACCATTGTAATACTCATTCATCTTTCAAAGACAGAGTTACAATGTCAAATCTATGTCAAGAGATTACTTTACCAACAGACCCTATTCAACACATTGATGGTGAGGGCGAGATTGCATTATGTATTTTAAGTGCAATTAATGTTGGTAAGATTTCTAATTTAGAAGAACTAGAACCTATTTGTGAACTTGCAGTTAGAAGTTTAGATGAGATTATTGACCATCAATTATATCCTGTTAAGGCTGCCGAAATATCTACTAAGGCAAGAAGAAGTCTTGGTATTGGTTATATTGGTCTTGCACATTATTTGGCAAAAAACAAAGTCAAGTATGGTGATAAAGATGCCTTGAAATTAGTAGATAATCTTACAGAGGCATTTCAGTTTTATCTATTGAAACATTCTAATACCCTTGCTGAAGAAAAAGGCAAGTGTGAATATTTCGATAGAACAAAGTATTCAGACGGCGTACTTCCTATAGACACTTACAAAAAAGATGTTGATGAATTGGTGAAACCAAAACTACAATATGATTGGGAATGGCTAAGAAAGAAAATCAAAGAGCATGGACTACGACATAGTACACTTACAGCTCAGATGCCGTCTGAATCCTCTTCTGTCGTATCTAATGCGACAAATGGTATCGAACCACCTAGAGATTATTTAAGTATTAAAAAGTCTAAAAAAGGTACTTTAAAACAGATTGTACCACAATATCAGACTTTAAAGAACGCATATACTTTATTATGGGACATGCCAGACAATAATGGATATATAAATATCGTTGCAGTAATGCAGAAGTATTTTGACCAGGCAATAAGTGGTAACTGGTCATATAATCCAGAACATTTTGAAAATGGTGAAGTGCCTATATCAGTTATGGCACAAGACTTATTGAACACCTACAAGTATGGGTGGAAGACTTCTTATTATCAAAACACATATGATAGTAAGAAAGATTTAGATGAACCATCACATCCATTAGGGTGGAAAGATAATGTAGAGGAGAAGCCTCTACAAGGTTATGCTACTGAGATAATGACCAACAAACTTGAAGACGAAGAAGCTTGTGATAGCTGTACTATTTAAAGAGGGAAAATAAATGGCGAGAAGTGTACTAAACAAAGATGCAAATATAGACTTTACAAAACAACCTATGTTTTTTGGTCCTGAGATGCAGGTTCAAAGATACGATGATATGAAATATCCTATCTTTGAGAAACTAAACCAACAACAGTTAGGTTATTTTTGGAGACCTGAAGAAGTATCTTTGCAGAAAGATAGAAATGATTACCTACAATTAAATGAACAGCAAAAGTTTATCTTTACTAGTAATCTAAAATACCAAACTATGTTAGATAGTGTACAAGGTAGAGGTCCATGTTTGGCATTTTTACCATTTGTATCACTGCCTGAACTAGAAGGCTGTATTGTGACATGGGATTTCATTGAAACAATACACAGTAGAAGTTATACATACATCATAAAAAATTTATATGCACAACCAAGTGAAGTTTTTGATACCATTATGGGTGATGAGAAAATCTTAGAAAGGTCTAAGTCGATTACAAAAACTTACGATGACCTTATTGCAATGGGTTATAAATGGTCATTGAAATCTGATAGTGTAGATATGTATGAACTTAAAAAGAAAATGTATCTTGCAATGGTAACTGTAAACATACTAGAAGGACTAAGGTTCTATGTATCGTTTGCTTGTTCTTTTGCATTTGGTGAATTAAAACTACTAGAGGGTAGTGCTAAGATTATATCTTTTATTGCAAGAGATGAAAGTCAACACCTTGCAATGTCACAAACTATCATCAACAATTGGCATGATAGAAATGATGATAAAGATATGAAAAAGATTTCAAAAGAAGTACAACCAGAAGTGTACAAGATGTACGATGAAGCAGTATCGGAGGAGAAGCGTTGGGCAACACATCTATTTTCCAAAGGAAGTATGATTGGTTTATCAGAAAAACTGTTACACCAATTTGTAGAATATATGGCGAACAGAAGAATGAAAGCAATCGGCCTAGAACCAAGGTACGAACAAAAAACAAATCCACTACCGTGGGTAGACCATTGGTTGAATTCAAAGGGTACACAAAACGCACCACAAGAAACAGAAATTGAAAGTTATGTAATTGGTGGCATCAAACAAGATGTTAAAAAAGACCAATTTAAAACATTTAAACTATAATGGTATTAGAAAAAAGACATAAAAGTTGTTCTTCCTGTGAAACTAAATATACCGTAAGTTGGGATATTGACGAGCAAGATTTAGAGCCGTTGACTTGCCCATTTTGTGGATTTGAAGTTGAACAGGAAGAAGATGAACTTGAAGAAAGATACGAAGAAGACGAAGATTGGAATTGATTATAGTTTAACAAGTCCTGCCTTATGTGTAAACGATGGCGACTTAATGTTTTACTATTTGACTTCTAAGAAAAAGTGGATTGGTCAACAAAGTGAGAATATAATTGGTTATGAACATAAAGAATGGAAAGACCCGATTGAAAGATTTACATACATATCTGATTTCGCAATTGACATTATCAAACAAACAAAAAATCCAGAAATATACATTGAAGGCTACTCTTATGGTTCGAAAGGCCGTGGTCTTTTTCAAATCGCTGAAAATTGTGGCATTCTCAAATATAGATTACAAGAGCAAAATTTCAATTATGAAACGGTGGTACCGAGTGTCGTTAAGAAAGGTGCCACAGGAAAAGGTAACGCAGACAAAGATTTAATGTATGAGGCATTTGTGAAAGAAGTAAAAATTGATTTGAAAAAACTATTTGATACAGATAAAGTTGGTAATCCATTATCTGATATTGTCGATAGTTATTATATACAAAAGGTTGGCTATGAAAATTCACTTATTTAATACTAAAAACTCTTCAAAATCATTTTTAAATTCTTTTGCAGAAAACCATGATGTCAAAGTTTATAACTCAAAAGAAAACCAAAGTGCCAAAGGTAAAGGTGCAGATAGATTTTTAGACTATAGTTGGCCAACATGGGACGGTACACTCGTACATGACGAGCCAGTAATATTTCAAGGTCTTGTGAGAGGTACAAAAGAAGTGCATGATGTTGCTGTTTCAGAGGGTACAGATTGGTATTATTTTGACCAACCATACTTCTTTATGAAAGACTACAGACAATCAGATACAGGCGATAGATGGTATCGTATCTGTAAAAACAATACTCAAAAGAATTTCTTAGAAAAATCATACAAAAAAGTAAATAAAAGATTTGATGACCTTATGAAAAGGTTACCTCAAAATTGTATAGATGAACTTACGCCTAAACCATGGCAGTATGATGGTAAACATATTCTTATTATACCACCTAGTTATCACACAGCATGTTGGTATGGTATAGACAGTATGGAGTGGACAGAAAATGTAATCAAAACTATTGCAAAGTATGATAGAAAACATCCAGTAAAAATTAGACAAAAATTTAAAAACGGTGTAAATTGGGGAGAAAAATTAGATAGACCATTAAGTGAAGATTTAAAAGATTGTTATGCTATGGTATCTTTTCATTCTATGTGTGCTGTACAAGCAGTTATGAATGGCATACCTAGTTATTGTAGTGAACACTCACCTGCCTATCCTGTAAGTTTAGGTTTAGATAAGTTAAGTGAAATCAACGACCCATTATATGCGGCTGATAGAGAACATTGGGTAAAAGGATTAATGTGTGCTCAGTTTACAGAAGAAGAAATGAAATCAGGTCAGGCATGGGGGCATTTGAATGGTGATAATGTATGGTAAGAGGCAAGTCAAGTAGTGTTACTATCAATTACGAGTGGGACACAGTTGTTAAGAAGTTTGATAAAGTACAAAAGAAAGAATATGTAAGAGGTACAGGTTATCATTGTTGGCTAAGAGAGTTAGAATGTTTAGAAAGATTACAAGGACACCCTAACTTTCCTACACTGATTGATTATAACAAAGAAGATTTAACAATCACAATGGAATATTGTGGTGAAAAATATGTGGACGACAAACCTAGACCAGAATTAGTACCACAAGTTTACAAGATTATAGAGGCACTAGAAGATAACGATTTAAAATTTACAACTACTAAGTTTCCTCATAATGATATACACATAAAAAATGGTGTATTGAAAGTTATAGACTTTGAGAACACTTTACCAGAAGGCAGTAACAATCTGGACCTGTTTACAGAGTTGTTTATAAATAGTCAAAGAGAACTTTTTGATATACAAAAGTTTGAAAATGAATTAAGAAAGTTAGTTGAGGTGAATGATATGAAAACAGACTGGAATAATTACCAAGCAATCGGTAAGGGCAACAATGCTCAGGAAAGAATTGCAAATCTAAAACTAAGGCAGTATGCTGGTAAAGATAAAACTTTACTAGACCTAGGCGCCAATCAAGGCGAATTTGGTGTAGAACTTGCCAAAGATTTTTACAAAGTATATGCAGTAGAACCATTT